TGCCAGCTTTATCTGAGTCAAAAAGCAATATTAATGTAGTAGCACCAGAAGATTCTAGCAAAACCTGTTGTGTATCTGTAAGCGAAGAACCAAAAACAGCAACAACATTGTGTATTCCGTTCTCAACAAATTTCCAAACATCTGCTGGACCTTCAACCAATATAACTATTCCAGTTTTTTTAATCTCATCTTTAGCGTTTCCAAAGTTATAAAGATAATTCTTTTTTGAGAATCCCTTATTGTGAATCCATTTGCTAATAGCGTTTTGTGGATCGCAACTTTCATTTTCATGATAGTTACTGCACTTGCTGCACTTATCAAGTATAGTTCTTCCAGTAAAACCTACAATTGTTTTATTGTCTGAATCATATACTGGAACTACTGCCCTTTTTCTAAAAAACCTATTATCTGATTTTGATTCTCCAATATCATACATATCCAATATATTTGCAGAATAACCTCTAGAAACAAAGTATTTTGATGGTATATCAAGCCTTTCTCTTACAACTTTTTTAGTATATAAAAATTCTTTTTGTTTTTTAACAGTTGTAAATAAATGTGCATGTTTATCAAAAGCATGAGAAGGAACATCATCTTTTATGCTTGAAAGATCTATTTTCAATAAACCGCAAAGAGAAGCAATTGTGTCTGAAAAACTAACTGTTCTATCTCCAGCTTTTGACCAACCATATTTTTTATTGCTCATCACTCCACGGAAAAAACCTATAGATGTATTTATAAATGTGTTTTCGCAATGATGTGTATAACAAACCCAATTACCAACTCTTGTATGTCCAGACATAAAAAGATTTACTGCTGTCCTATTATCCCCACCATGAACTGGACATGCACAAACTATTGAATCAGAAACATTTTTATATTGAATATTAAAATAGTCCATAAGAAATTCTATTTTATCGCATATTACAGCATTTAAATATTCGTTCTTAGTTATTTCAGTTGACTTCGATTTCATCTGGTAATCCTTCCACTACAAAACCATTATTCTGTCTTGTAGACTGAGATTTAAAAATTTGACTTCTAGTTGGACCTTCTTCTATTTTTCCAAATTCATAATTGGCAAATATGTTTATATAATCACCCTGATCCATTCCTTTGCCATGTCTTGCAACAACAGGAACTAATTTTAAGTTATATCTAATCTTATCCTGAGAAAATCCTTCATCTGCCATTTCTTCTTCACTTTTCCTCTTGTAGATTGAAAAGTTAGAACATAGCCAAAGTATTCTATCAGAACCAGATGCTACATCAGTATCTTCACGATTAATGCCATCCCTATTTAGCTGAGTAAATGCTAAACATGAAGCATTATATTGAACCATAAAGTTATGTAGATTTGTCATTAAAAAGCCAAGAGCTTGATATTCTGCCATATTTTTACCAATGCCAGAATCATCCATTAGCTTTATATAGTCATATATAATTAAACATGGATTTGCTTTTCCAGAATCATCAAGCCCAACATCTTTAATTACCCATCTTCTAGCCATACTTATAACTTCATCAAAGCTTTTTCCTGCAATAGACTTGTATTGAAACGGCATTAGTTTAATTTTTTCAATGGCTTTTTTAACGCTATTTCTTTTTGAAACATCTTTTGAAAACAAACCACTTTCAATTTCTTCTATTTTAACTCCAGAAATACAAGCCAATATTCTATGCCAATGATCTTTTTCTGTCATTTCTGTATCAAGCATCAAAACTGGAATATTGTTTGATGATACGCTAATCCCAACATTATCAGCAAAAAAGCTTTTGCCAGTTTTCATTCTAGCACCAATAAGATTTACTGTTCCTGGCCTAAATCCACCACCAATAGCCATATCGTATGCCTTGAATCCAGAAGAAATACCCAACTGTGAAATTGGATTTGACTCTAAATATTCAACATACTCTTCTATGCCATCGCTCATTAACTTTGGATTGGGATCTTCAGAGTTTGAAATCTTAAATGTTGCATCCAAAACACAAGATTCTGCAATAGAAATAATGTGGCTTATAGGTTCATCACCAGTCACATTCTCAAGTGTATTTGCACCATTGATTAAATTCAAAGATAAGTTTTTAGCAATACTCAACTTCTTAAGTTTTGCTGCACTTTTTCTAGCATTGACTAACTCAACTGGAAAGCTAGTTAATGATCTTAAATACTTTGCTTGTTCTGATGTCTTAAAAAATTGTGATAGGTTTAAAGATTCAGCAGTAGAAATAACTGTTGGTATATCTACTCTTGAATTCTTATCAGTAATAATTTTTGAGAAACATTTGAATATAGCAGCATTGTCATCGCTAGAAAAACAGTTTTCATCGATAATATCTGCAACTTCAATAAAACAGTCATAGCCTTTCTGAAAAAGTCCAGCTAAGACTACCCTTTCTGCACCAACATCTATCATCTTCTCACCGCTTTTTTCATGCAAGGAACGCATATAAATCCAGAAGACTCATTATCCCTAGATTTAAATGCATATTCCTCTGAGGTTATTTCCATAGTATTGGAACATTTTGTACAATTAACGCTTTGAAATCCAGAAGATTCATCTACTGGCCTTCTGTATTTCTTAGGTTGTAGCTCTTTAGATTGCTCTTCAATAAAAGAACATTCTAAAGTTTGATCATCTACAAATTTGTTTTCAAATACTGGCCTAGCAACTGATTCTTTTGTCTTTGCTTTAGTATTATTCGTATTCACCATAAATTTATTCAATTGAATATCATCGTTTCTAATTGTTTCAACAATAGATTCTTTTTTTTGCTCAACTATTTTTTCTTTTTTATTATTAATTACTACAACGCCAGCCAAATCCTGCAATACTTCATCTACTAATGCCCAATCACTTTTTTGTATTGCTTCTTTTAATTTAGATATTACGCTCATTGTTTTTCCTTTTATTATAAGAAAGATTAGAAAATGTATCAGAAACCTTCTCTACCCTTATAGGCAAATACTCTGTTCTGTCTATCCTTGCTTGTATTTTTACTGCAAGCATTTTTACTTTTTGTGCATAATCATCATCTTTAACTGACAATGCCATTCTTTCATCTGGAGAAAAGTATCTATAATCTGTAAGCTTAGATGAAACAGCCTTTAATATCTTTTCATTGCACCATCTTAATTTCGCTTTTTCTCTGTTTAGCATTCTAGATAAATGAAAAGAAAAACTGTTTAATAGAACACACGCTTCTGCACAATCTTCAGAAGTCATTTTTTTTAATTCTTCTTGAGATAGATATAAGTATTTCATACAAGTAAATTCTAAATCTTTAGGGATTGAGGATAAACCTATTGAATTTTCATAGCTATCTAAAAGAGAATCAAATTTTTCTTCTTCGCTAACCTTCAATTCTTTTTCGCCATTGTTGTTCTGATTCATTGAATGGTAACTCTATAAGGTAAATGTTATTTTTTTCACACCACTCTATTTTATTCTTATCATTTTTTTTGGAATGATAAAAGTTCAACATTGTATTATGAAAAAAAGGTATGAATTTGTAGTGTTGTTCCCCATGAACTTCAACTATTGTTTTTCTTAATGGCAACCAAAAATCTGCGGTTAGACCTCCAGAACCAGGCAAAGTTGCTTCTTCTAAAATTCTATCCATTGGATACATTGCTTTAAGTATAGACCTAGCCAATAAATGCAATGAAGATCTAGGTTTAGAATCATCGTGATCTGGAACATTGCCAGAAGTCCAAGAGTAAGTTTTACCATCAAGACCTATTACTTTCACGATATAATAGCCTTAATTTCTTTTTCTAAAGCAGCAATCCACTTTGGATTTTCTAACAATAATTTATACATTTTTTCTGCACCTTGAGTTTTAACCATTTTTATAGTGGCATCATCCCAAGCTTCAGATTTTAATAACTTAAGATGTCTTTCCATAAAATCTAATGTCATCCAAGCACCAGCTTTGTTTATAAGGCCAAGCTGACAACCTAAATTAATTGCTTCGTATGTATTATCTATTCCAATACCATATCTTATATAACTATCTACTTCCATTCCTGGTGACCCTAAAGAACAAGATTCAATTAGCCAATGCACTTGCTGGCCAATTTGCTTGTCTTTTCCTTCACCACCAACAGTCCAAGGCTTATCAGACTTTACCCTCATTTGAACATCTGCCTGATATTGCAATGTTCTAGAACCCTTTTCTGTATAACCACCATACATACCTTGAGATTGCGTTAGATGCATAATCGCCCAAACCATACAGTTTTGTACTGGCACTATATTAGCTGCTTGTCTACAAAAACCAGCAAAAAGCTTATTACCAGCCCCTCTATTCTCATAGCCAATACCTTGATCCATTTCCTTCTCATCACATAGAGCAGAAACGCTATCTATGATGATTAAACTGCCTGGATGAGTATTGATGGCTTTAAAAGCCAAATTTAAGTAGTCCTTTGCGGTAAGAATCTTTTCTTGAGTAGATCTATAGATTGTCATCTTGTTCAAATCTAAGCCAGCTATGCCCCTTAGATTCATAGGCTTTAATCTACCTTCAATGTTTAGATAATACACATGTCTAGAACCATTTTCTGGCTTTTGACATTGAGCAGCAAAAGATAGTGAGGTAAGCGTATTATGAGTTACAACAAAATTATCCGTTAAATACAAACCGCTTTTATCTCTAACTGAAATACAAACACTTTGTTCTCTTCTTGTTTTTACTACAGATATTATTTTTCTGGATAAATTGTTTTTTACATCTTTCTTTTTAAATTTTTCTTTTTTAAATTCAAACAACTTTTTTTTATTTTTAATGATAATAGAACAATAATAAATAAAATTGTCTTCATTATTTTGATGTCTAGATATTAAACATATTCCACCTAAAGATTGAACCAATAATCTAAAGTCTTCAGCAAATTGCTTTGATGAAACTGTAACAATTGGGGTTTCTGTTTTTGTTATATGTGCAAAGCTAAGTATTCCTTGCAGTAAAGACATTCTGTTTTCTACTGAATTATATAAATAATTTGGCGGTATAAATTTTTGAGATGTTTTTTTACCAAGAAGACATAGCTCTCTTAACTCATCATGTATGTTTATTGTTAATTGATTTTCTTGTTTTGTGTAAGATATCTTGGTTTCATTCATTAGATCACAAATTCGATCACGAAGCTTTTCATTCTCAATCAACGCAGTAATTTTTTTATTAAAAAATCCAACAGTAAGTAAAGCACCAAATACAAATGGATTTATTGGAATTTTAATCGCATTAAATTTTGCTGGTGCTGTTATTGGTATTGAATACTTAGCCTTAGTGCTTTTACCTATATATATTTTGTTCATAAAATCTTTTAACATTACAGTTTTATAAGATTTTTGCTCTCTAGTTTTTATATTCCATAGATGATTTTCGCCACACTCTGCTGTTGATCCATCTGAAAATGTTACTGTATAAACATCTTTTACGCCTTGTGGATAAATGCCACAAACCATAGATGTTGTTCCATTTGGGCAACAAACCATTTCTCCATATGTAATATCGCCAATTCTTTTTGGCCCATTAGCTGTATAAACTATGGCAGAGACAGGTTGTTCTTTTCCACTTTTTGGGTGTCCAGAACATGTAATCCAAGAGCCTTCTGGTATTCCACCATGCAAACCTAAGTTTAATGCTGGAGATAAAGGTATTACATGCTTTTCTTCATCTAATAAGTCATTAGCATTTATAGCAACTCCTTTGCCATATTGTTTGTCTACTTCTTTTAGAATTTTTTCAAGATTGTCACTCATTGTCCAGTTCCTTTATTCTTTTAATTAAAGATTTAGATTGCTGAAAAGTTTTTCTAATTGGAAGTTCTACAGCTTCTTTTGATTCAGTCAAGCTTGAAATTTCTTTAAAGCTTTTTTCTTCCAAGATAATTAACTTCTTAAGCCAAGGAGCACCTAATGAAAATATCTTTTTGCCTTCTTTAGATCTAAGTGCTTTAGATACAACTGCTGCATCATGATCTTTTAAGATTATATTGGCTAAATTTAGTTGTTTAAAGAATTCCTTTTTCCATCTTGGTTTGTTCCAAAATTTAATAGGCAATTCTTCTAGGTTTTCTTTGGCTGTTCTTTCACACATAACTTCAGCTAAGAATTGTGCTGGAGTAATCCAACCACCACCATGTCTGGATTCGTATTTACTATCATCGCTGCGTTTTTTTGCCATAATTAATCATTCATTATTACTGGATCTATAGAAAGGTTTTCTAAGATCCTATCTTCTTCATTTATTACTATTAACTCAGGAACCTTTATACTCTTTATTCGTGCAAGATTGCCAATTATTTCGCCAGAAACAAAAAGATTTATGGAATAGTCAGATGATAGCTGTCCAATTACCCCATTTGAAAAATAATACCCTTGTGCATTCTCTGGAAAAGGCTCAAAAAAATTAGATCTAAACTGAAAGTAAAGCTTTGTAATCTTTAGTCCAGTAGTAGTTATATGTTTTTTTAATCTAATCCAAGCAGAATTTATTTCTAAGTTTGGCCTATCATCATCTTGATAAACTTTTGTACCATCAGATAGTACAGCTATCCATCTAGGCTTTTCAAAAATAAAATCATCTTCTTGAGTGCAAATCATATCTTGTGCCTTGTATTCTTATATCTATCTAAGAATTCATGGTTAATATTATCTTTTTTGGTGCTATTGTCATCTGCAACACCTTGTTTTTCAGTCATAGATACTGTTCCACTATAAACTTGAAATGCATTGGATGCTTTGGTTTTTGAGGAATTATATAATTCTTGAATATCTTCAATCTTAGCACCAACTTTTTCTGCTATAGATTCAATTGTTTGTAAGTGTGAGTTTGACTTTATATAAAACTCTTTCACTTCGTCAATAACAAACTTTTTATTTTTCATGCTATGGCACTCCTGTCTGCGTTTCTAATAAAAGATGTTTTTTTTGTTGTAAGATATGAAATATAATGATTAAAACATTCTTCACTAACTTTTCTATAGTGATATTTGTTTTTGCCAGTATAGTTATCAAATCTTCTTAATTCTTCAACAAGATCTGTTTCTGGATCAAATAATTTGCTTGGGCTGAAAGACGAAAGGCACATCTTAACCCAATAAGAATAAGTGTTGTTGGTTATGTCCAATGATTTTTTAGCTAAACAAAAAGCTTCATTTGGATCTATGTCATTTGCATCTTTATCATATCCATATGATTTTATTTCTGGATCATCATAGATTTCCATTATTTTCTCCTAGAAGTTTTAAACAATATGTTATCTTCATCAATTACAATATCATCTAAATTTGTAACTTCAGTATAGTGTTCTGGATTTTCTTTGTCTTCAATAATAAATCCAGCAGCACGAAATATTCCTTTTACTTCTGTAATAAAGCTTTTGTCGTTGCAGTAACAACATTCTGCCACACATTTCCAAACAAATGGTGTTCCGTCACTTTTCTTTTCGTTTGGTTTTACAATCAAAACATCTACTAATGGTTTATCGCAATTGCTGCATTTTATAATCACATGTCCACCATCTACTAAACCTTCTTTTGGTTTTTCTTTTTCGTCTTCTTGTTTAAGCTTACTCATTTTTTTTCTCCTTTGTCTATGTATTTCCTAATGTTCTTAATCTTATCAACATTTAGTATCTTGTCTTGTTTTTCAAGACCTTTTACTTTTCCTGATCTCCACCAAGGAAGCTTATTATCTGCTTCTTCTTTTTCCTTTGCAATCTTTTCTTTTATTTTTCCACCCTCTCTTTTAAAATTTTGTTCGCTTATCTGACCCAATGTTTCTCCACCTTTCACATAACTCATTATTCCACCAGAAAACACTTGAACCAATTTATTTTTTTTACAAGTTGGGCATTTTTCTAAATGCCCTTCTGCAAAGGTACGAAACTGTTCTGTTGAAGCATTGCAATTTTCACATATGTATTCGTAGGTTGGCATATTAAAATCCACCCTCTTCTTCTTCATCATCGTCATGTAAATCAACGCAATATTTCATCTTCCAAGAATCGTGAGTAAACTCAAGTGCTTCTGGTGGAAAACCATCACGCATAACATTTGCATCTAAATCAAAATAAGCAACTAAAATTTCATTAGTTTCTTTATTTGTGTTAACAACAGTCATTGGCATACTTCCAGACTTCAAACAAACAACATCACCATTTTGAAATGACTCATTCATAATTACCTCTATATATATTAGTGCATTGTTCATATAGATAGTCATCAGACATGGGCATTGATTTTATTTTTTCTAGATTGTTATTAATTGCATCCATCTTGCTATTATACAATTCTTCATTTAAAGTACCAACATCAAATCCACCTTTGTATTGTATTATTCCGTTTTCATCAAAAAAGTTTCCTATCTCTGGAGTACCTAAATATATTGGAATTGTTCCGTAGGCAAAACAATCAGTTAATAGTTCAGCAAAAAAATAAGAATTAAAATTATTCTGTATTACTATAGAAAACATGTAGTCTTTTAAAGCATTTTCTTTTCTATAAAAATTATCGTATCTTTTTCCAGTTAATGGAGAATCAAAAGCACCACCATAAATATCAACTTTGTCTTTGTATATTTGAGCAACAGAATGTCTATATAAATGTTCTTTACAAAGTTTTTTATTAGAACAAATCATTGAACATTTTTTTGTTTTTGGGTAAATGCCCCAAAGATCTCTTGGTGTCCAAGGTATGTTGCTGCAAGAGTAAGCAAATTTAAATTTTGAATCTAATGACAAAAGATATTTATCAGATGTAAAAACAAAATCTAAAGAAGAGAATATATGCTTATAATTATATTTTATGTATTCGTAAAGATTGCCATAAATAGTAGTGGATTCACATAACCAGCCAACCCTAAGAACAGATTGTTTTTTGGGAACAGAAAATGATTCTTGAACTATAGAATAATCCATAAAGACTTCTATGTTTGAATCACTTTTTGTCCAATCAAATAATGTTGGCTTAATATTTGAACAACTGGAATGCTCGATGTTAAACGGAGCACCAAATGCCTTAAGGGTTCCTCTTTTTGACATTTTTCCTTTTTTCCTTTTTAAGCTTTTTAATCCTACAAGAACATCTTTTTGGTTTTTTTAAACTAGTTCTTATCATAATAAACACGCACCGCCAGCACAAGCCAGTTCGCCTTGTATATTTATTGTAGATTTTTCTTCTAATACATTTAAATAATTTACTTCTGAATAACTATCTATCAACTTATTCCATAAGTCTAAATTGTATGCATCTTTAAGTGCATATGTGGCATATTTTAAATTAGAACCAAAACACTGATCAGAATATGATTTAATTAATTTTTTCCAAGCTTCTTGCTTATCATCTTTTGGTTCAAAATAACCAAGAACACAAGAACAAGCATCCCATAAAGAGTTAAAATTATATTCAGAAAATTTTGGATAAATTTCGTAAGCTCTAGATGTAGCTTCAAAACCCCAATTTTTTATTTGTTCTTCAATTGAATAAACTGCTGTGAATGGAGCTTGATTGTAATCTTTATCTCCAGTAGCAGCTATAAGTGATATTCCAGCAAGATCTGCACGATGATCATAAATATAATCTTTTACCTTATCCCACTCATCATCTTGAACATGTATTGTATTAGATACATTATGATTTAATTCTTTTCTAATGCAAAGCTCTGGATTTTTACCAGAAACTACCCAATTTTTATAAGTTGAAACAACATTATCTAACATAGATATAGCATCTATTTCTTCCTTAAGTACTGTTCCATCTTGAGTTTGCACACAAAACCTTATGCAATCATCTGTCTTGTTAGATGACCATACTGACTCTTCACATGCTTGAGGATTAATGGTTTTAAAATGCTGATAAGGAGATTCAAGCTGATTAGCTTGGACAATACGGAAGTACCTCCTGCTATGGTCTGGATGAATGCCTGATGTTGAACCCAATAGGGCAGCAGAATTACCTTCTGGTTTGACACAAGTCGTTCTAGCAGCAGGATTTATGTTTAAAATAGATGCGTACTTTTTGTTTGTATTCTTTACTATTTCAGCACCTTTCTGCTGAATTTCTGGATTTAATAGTATTTTTGGATGATGCTGCATACCATTAATTGAAACGCCCAATAATGCCTCTTTACGAGCGATAAGCTCTGTAACATGACCCAAGTATGGGAAATTGGTAAAAGATGCTTGTAATGTACCAATAAACGCAGCAGCAGCACATCTTTCATAGAAGTCTTGTTCTGATGTTATTGTTTTGCCATTAATGGTTGACAAATTACAGAATCCCCAACCAGAAAGACCAACCTCATCTTCTGGCATGTCATCTTTGCAAGACTCTTTTGTTGTTATCGGTCCTTCATATGTTAATAAAGCCTCGGCCAGTTCTGGACTATTCTTCTTATAGAAGTGCCTAGTTATCCACGATATTTCACAACATGGATTGCATAAGACATCATAAAAATCAGCAAAGAAAAATCCTGGCTCCCCAAACTCTTTTGTTGCCTTAAAGAGATTTTCAAATACTTCTTTGGAAGTGTATTTTCTATGAAGTAATGCAGAGATATTTGCCCTAGCCCTTTGAGGATTAGTAAAATACCAATCACCAGTCTTTGCATTAATCATCAATTCGTCATCAGCAGAAAACAAAGCTATGGTTGCAGATCTACGAACACCACCAGATATAACAGCATCAGCAGCAAACATAACTATATCGAATGCATCTATTGTTCTTAATTGTGTCTGCCCATTTGCAAGACATCTATTAAGTAAATCCCTAGTTTTTTCTAAAGCTTTTTCTAATGGTTCATGGCCAGGAGCATTGCCTATGCCACAACCTAAAGGAGAACCTTTTTCTCTTATGTCTACATAACTAAATCCAACTTCAATATCTTTGTATTTTTCAAATTCTTTTATTGGAGTTTCAAAATATGAAGAAAGAAGAACCCCAAGAGCATTTGCCCAACCTTCGATTGAATCTTCAACTCTGTGAATAAGATGTTGATAACAACATGTTTCTGAATCTGATCTAACAGATGAAAATTTTGGTAATAATTCCACATGATGTTTTTGGACACTAAAACCAGTTCCAGATCCGCAAAGCAATAGATAAAAACATTCTTGAAAAAATCTTAATCTATCGCAATAACTAGCAGAACAATTAAATATTCTTGCATTATGTTTAAGAATTGGTTTTCCACCAAACTGTAATGCTCTTTGTGAACCCAATATTTTTTGATTTTTAATCATCCCATAATATTTTTCAATATCTTCATGCAAGGAAGGATTAACTTCAATCATCATATTTTTTATTCTATCTACGCTTTCATCCCAAGTTTCTCGTCTTTTTTCAGACTCTATCCATCTAGCGTACTTAGAAACAGCAGTATATTTTTGCAATTCTTTAATAGACATAAAAACTCCATCTTCCATGCTGACCGCAAGGATAAGCAGAACTCTAAAGGTATGTAATACTGGCGATTACCAGCGGATATAAATACACCCACAACAATGATAAGACAGAAGAGATTCTTACTTATTTTTTTGGATATGACAATAGTCTATTTTTTATTTTTTAAACAAATGTTTCTTGCTTCTAAATAATCATATTTCCAATGTGGATTAAGCATAATATTACCAACTGGTTCTTTGTTTTTTTTTATTTTATCTTCGACATATTTTTTAGCATATTCAGAAATATTTTTTTCGGAAGCTCCAAATTGAGAACCATGATAATCTTGAGATGAACCAAATCTATATATGTAAAAAATTTCTTCTAAATTAATGATTTGATGTATGTAGCCATATTTTTTAGATATTTTATTAAAAATATTTACATCTAAATCACATTGATCTGTTTCTAGAATTTCATAATAGTTTACATTTTTCCAACAAGTGGTATTCATGCAAAGACTTGAATGATGTAAGTTGCTACATTGCTGTAGATTATTTTTTCCTTGTTCTATAAATGCATCGCCAGTATGAAAAATACCATTGTTGTTTATTTTTTTAATAGACAAAGATATTTTCCAAGGAAGATAAATGTCATCATCTTCCCAAACAAAAATGTATTCTCCAGTGCAATATGAAATACAATCATTAAATTTTTTACTTAATGGAACTATTCTTTCTTTTGAATTTATTATTTTAACTTCTGGATGATCAAAAAAAAGTGTTTGTTCTGAAAAATCATTTAATATAACTAATTCTTTTTGTCCGTCATAATCTTGATTTAAAAAACTGTAGATTGCTTCTTCAAGCAATTGTGTTCTTCCATATGTTGCACAGTAACAGCTAACTTTTGGGTTCGGCATAAACTAATTCCAAAAGATTAGTAATTTCACTTATAGATAAAGACTGTATAAGCTCAACTATTGTGTCAGAAATTATTTTAGCGTCATTCTCTGGAACATTTGCTTTGATTATTTTATTATATAAGTTTTTTCTAATAAACATTCTTACAATTGGACCACCTTTTTTTATTATTAATGCTGTTACTTTAGATGATTTGCAATATTTTAAAATATATATTCCATCAACAATTAATCCAACTAACATAAATATTGTCATAATACCAATAAAGTCATAGTGCTTTATAGTTTCTGATTTTTCTAATATTTCTTGTATTTTTTTATGCGACCGCATTATTTTTTTCTCCGTCAGGTAAAACATACTACTTGTTTTTTATTTTTTTTAACTTCATCTATTAATTTAGAAAATGAAATAGGATCTTTTTCTATTAATACAAATTGTTCTTTGCTTATATTTTGATTAAATAATAAAAAAACAATTAGGTTTAACATGATTATTTTTTCTTTTTTAAAATTGATTGGCTTGTTCTTATCGCCCAATCAATACCAGATGTTCCACCCCAACCTAACCATGCAACAACTGCTGGAATACTCCAAGGTTTAGTTTTATATTCTGGTTTAGATTTTGCTTTTTCATAATTAGATCTATGTCTATTGAATTGAGACATTCTTTTTACTGTATCAGCAGACAACATAGCATTTCCAGCTAGATCTCTTGCTCTTGCCCAACCTACAGCAGTCATTCCCTTGCATTCTTTTCCATACTTTTCTTTCCAACCTAATACTTTTTTTGCGTTGTTTCTTGCTGATTGTGGAGCATCATAGCTTTCAGCAGAAATACTAAAGTAATTTTGAATATCTAAAAAATATTTAGACATGTTGTTTCACCTTATATGACTATAAAATTAATGCTATATATAAATACACCTATAAAAACAACTAATTGTTTTTTTGACCTATAAAATAGTAGCTATCAGGTAAAAAATGTATTGGTGTTAGCGTGAAAAATAATTGCTTATTTTTTAATGCAAAATCATTAAAGTATTTAACATTATTACCATTTGAATAATCTTTATGAAAACAAATTAAAAAAGCATCAAAACATTTTATTTTTTTTAATGTTTTATCAATTAAATATTTTGGGCTTTCACTTAATGACCATGTAGCAATAAATAACTTTTTACCTTTAAATTTAAATTTACTTAAATCATCTCCAGAAAGATAGTTGCAATTAAAATTTAATTTATCTAGATAATTTTTTTGAAGTTCTAAAAATTCTGGTATGTCGTATATATAATAATCTTTGTTGTAGTTTAAATTTCTAAAAAGTCTACACATACTTCCATACCCACCACCAAATTCTAATACTGTATCAAATTCATTTATATTTAATTTTGTAGAGTTTTCAAAAAAAGATAGATGATAAGCATGATGAACTAAATTTTCACTAGAAGCAGGATGCAATTTGCTTTTTTTAGGGTTTCCAATTGGAGATTCTTGTATTGCAGATTCCCATCTTTGCCAATCATTTGTTTTTTTTAAATATTCTAATTCAATAGAATGAAATTTTGAATCACAAACAAACATTGTGTCTCGTATTACTTGCCAATTTAAAAAGTTTTTATAATCTAAATTAGATGACTTGCTTTGATTTAATCTATTTAAAAAATTAGACCAATCAGATGTAATTGTTTTATTTTTTTGTGGTGCTTTTCTGTTTTTTATTAAGTCTTTAATTGAATTTAAAAATTCATCATAATCTACTTCTTGTTTTAAATATTCATCATCTTCTTTACTAGTCATTTTATTCTTTCTATTATCATAAGACCATTGTTATTAGTTCTATCTTCAACTACTTTCCAATTATCTTTATTGTTTAATAAAAATTCTTCTATTGCAGGATAAATACCTATTCCATTTCCACCTTCATCTGATGATCTATAACTTATAGTGTCATGAAAACCTATATATTTTTTAACTTTTTTTGAATGTAAATCTAATTCAATTTTAATTTGTTTATAATTATGAAATGTATCTATAAAAAGAAAATCTGTTTCTTCTATTTCAATTTTTGTTGTGTCATTTTCTAAAAAAGAAAAATCAATATTATTTTCATCGCATTTTTGTACAAGTAAATCAAATGTGTTATCGCCACATACATTTTTAGGATGATTAATATCAACACATACTAATTTTTTAGGTTTTGCAATTACAAAAGCCCAAGTAGAAACTATACATCTAACGCCCATCTCTGTTACATGAGAACATTTAGATGCATATTCTCTTAATATTGGAAGATGTTCATTTATATCATTTGCAAAAGCACAATAACTTTTATATATTTCTTCTAATTTCATGATATACCAATTTAAATAAGCATAAATAATTTTTTGTCTATTAATTGTTCTGGAAAACCATCAAAATTACTGTAGGCAAAAGTTTCGCCAGCATTAATGTGTTTTTCAGCATCCTTCTTCCTAACTCTTAGAACGCCAATAGGAAGGTTTTCATTAGTATCAAAGTCTTTAAGATGACCATGAGCATCGCCCCAACTATTAACTATAATAGCATAAGGATCGGTAGCTCTATCATCAACACCTATGAAGCACATTTGATGACCCCAACTATCTGTTTGACGATGAAATCCATCATTTGCTGCTGTCATTGTGTAACCAACATCACTAGCAGTTGTGCAAGGATAGCCATTGACAATAGCTTCAACTAATTGATCCCAACTTTTAATTTTGGCAGCAGATTTTACTGGGTGTTTAGTTCCTTCTTCAATAAACTTTTTATCTGGACCAGGAGTGTCACCCCATTTTTTAGCTACGCTTCCTGCATACTTAGGAACTCCATCAAAATCACTACGCAAAACACCATACTTAATAACTGCATCTGCCATCCAACTTCCAAGAGAACCATCATCGCCATTAAGCTGTCCACGCCCAATTAAAACCCTTCCTATTCCATAAAGATATGGGGGAAAGACAGGTTCAAATTTTTCGTGATCGCCTTTCATAAGTTTTTCAGTAGCCATTAAATACTCAATAGCATTTTTAGCACCAAAACTTATACAATCTCCAATTTGCTGTTCGTAGTTCTCAGTATCCTTACCAAGAACTTTCCGAACAACATCATACAACATCATTTTTTTCCCTTTAGTGTCTTGGCTTTTACCATAAACATTAAAGTCTCTAAATGATCCACTATCTTTAATTAAATTAAATTCACTTTCAACAAGTGAAGGATTGTCTTTTCCTGCCCAACCATTAAGCTTTGATAATTCAGACATGTTTCACCTATTTTACTAATTTAAGTCCAGAGGATATTTCTCTCCACGCACCAGCAAAATCTTCTTTTGTTTGCATTTTACCAGTTTTATATAGATCAAAAAGTTTATCTTGTATTTCTGTAAATAAAGATTCCCATTTTGCTCTATCCCCACCAGATTTAGTTAATGCAAATTTATTTGATTCTGCTGTTTTCTTTAGTATATCTTCAAGAGTCGTTATTGCTCCAGCAGCAATAGCAGAAGCAATACTATCGAAAGATGATGCAATCGCAGTAGATTGTTTTATCTTGTCTGTTTTTGATAACTTAATATTTTTAACGCCATCATAAACAAATTTAGAAAGTTGATACTTTGATTCTCCAAATTCTGGTTCAGCTTCTGGTTCTGATGGAGTCTCAGGTTCTGGTTCTCCAATAAAAACATCTGTTGAAATAAAATTGGTTCTAGTAGCTGCCTCTAAAAGTTTTTCATTGTCTTTAACTATATATAAATGAGTTATTGAAACAATGACCTTAAGTTTTTTTGCTTGTATACCAGAGCCAAAGAAAACGCCATTTTCATAATTACGAATTCTTTTTTCTGTGTATCCATCAAATACTTTCCATGCATATGTGGTTGAAACTAAAAACTTTGGTGCAGATTGAATTGGACTTATAGATAAATCTACAAGTTCACCTAATGGGATAGGAAGTTCTGCACCAACAATTTTTTGTTCTGGAACAATAAAGTTTTCTGCAAGCGAAAGATTGCAAAATACCAGTAAAAAAAACAAAGTTTTTTTAAACATGATTAAGCCTCATTCTTTGCTACTTTTATAGCAAGTAGAAAATCTTCAGAAGTGATTGGTTTTGTATTGTCAAATTTATTAATAAGGAATGTAATAGCTGGAATAACCCAAGGTTCTTGTGCAAGTTTAGAAATAACATCAACAATTTTATCATCTGCTTCGCCAGGAATAATTGTCGAAACAAATTTTAAAGTTGAAATAACAATAGACATTGTTTTTTGAACTTGTTCTGGACTAATTGAAGTTTTAACATCGCTCATGGTAATCTCCTATTTGAAAAGTAAAAGGTCTAGGTTGTTAATTATAATCACTGCTCCAACTAGAAGCAAGTGTTATGGAGTCTTTATTTTGAATTTCAATATTTAAAACATCGTCAAGTTGTTCGCTGCCAAATGTTTTTATTTCTCCATTTTTTAAAGAATATATAATCCAATTTTTGTATTTTTTATTTAAAACTTTTGAAAGTGCATTGATAGAAACATTTTTAGGTTTTTTCTTAGTTGGACTTATTGCTTCTTCTATGTTTTTTTGAATTTCAATATCATCAAAAAGATTGCCGAATCCAATCCAAAACCTATATCTTGTCCATATTCGTAGTATTTCTACTCCTTCAACTTCTTCAATTGTTTTCATTATATTTCTAGTTATATCAAAATTACAATGACCAACCCACATTTTATAAAGCTTGCTGGTTATTGCGTTTTCATTTATGGGTATTGTGCCATAAGGACCAAGAATAACTCTCATATGCCTATCTGGTTCCTCATCCTTATCTTTATCAAAAAAGCTATCTTTCTGTGATTGTATTTCATTATCATCAACAGAGTATGGATCTTGTTTTGGGAAAAATGGATCTTCCCATTTAAGCCATGATATTTTTTTGTTCATTTTCAAATGACTTCCTATACTGATGCCAGCCCATAAAATTTCCAGAATATTCCCAAGGATTTGCAGATGGGGAAGCACAGTGCTCGAATGGACTCCAATGACCTTCTTTTGCAAGGATATCATGAAGATCATAATCTTTTTGATGATCTATTACGCCATCAAAATTTAAATAACTAACCCTAGCACATCGTGCTACACAAATTTTAAGTTTTTCTTGAATAGAAAGTTTTTCGTCAATAAACCTGTCACCAAATGGTATATGCCAATCACCAAAGTTTATAGCTTTTGGAGTTGATTCTTTTAAACAATCTTTCATTTTTAATGCAAGATCTTGTATTTCTGGTTGTGCATCTTTATGACACCTTAATTTAAAAAAATTATCAAACTCTGTAGCTGTAAGAATTACAGTAACATTAAACCAAGGTTCAAGAAGCCTATTAACTATTTGCTTATGAACACCTATAGACATCATTTCTTTAGCACAATGTATCATTTTATCTCTAGCTTGAAGCCAAATTTCTTGAGCAACAGGAATGTCTGAAGGTGAAAGTTCAGATCTAGCTTGCATTCCAGATTGTTCTTTGCCCCAATGAATTGGCATTGCTGGATAGTTATTTATTTGATCAATAAATTTTTTAGAAGGTATAGCTCTAGAACTAGCAGCATTTCTAGAGAAAACTCTATGTGTGTTAAACTCAGCAAGTATAAATCTTGGAAAAGTACAAACAAAAGTAGTTATTCTTTTTTTAGATTCACTTATAGAATCAGCAATTATTCTGCACTCAATCATTTTGTCTCTCTAAATAGAAAAGCTTCACTAGGCGAAACAAGGGGTATTTTTTCAGAATCAACAGAAAAACTTTCAAGTATTTTTTTTATAATTAATTCAGACAATGCTTTTTGTTCTGTCAATATTCCAGCTTCAACAACCGATTGAAATATAGATGGGAATAAACTTCCACTTTGTATCATTCCAATTAAAGTTGCAAATCTGTCTGCAAATACCATTTGTTCTTCAGATGTAAGATCTTCTGGAATTTGAACTATTGAATTTATTTCATTGTCAATTAATTCAAAATATATTTTTGCGTTTATCATGTTATCTCGAAAAATAGTTAAAGCAAGATATAACTTGATCTGTATACGATGATTCAAAAACACCATCTTCTAATATTAAAGACATTGATTTCCATTCACCATTTTTATTTTCAAATGTTTCTGGTGCATAACATGCATAAACTATAGAAGATGAATCTAAGTCAACTATAGTTCCACATATAAAAATATTTACCCAACCATCTATTGACTTAAATTTTGCATCAAAAGAAGATAGCTCTTTAAACTTATCTTTTACAAAATTATCTATATCAGATAAATTATCAAAATCAAATGTTGGAAGTTGATACTTATCATTTACTTTTTTAACTGCTACAATAGGTTCATTGTTTTTTTCTCTAGAACAAATTAAAAATGATACACTTATTTTCATTATAAAATTTCCTTAATTATTGTTTTGCAAGAATTTTCCCATGTATTATTTTTAAAGAATTCTATTCCAGAAGTATTTATTTTTAAATTATCATTTTGTTTTTTAATATGCAATTCTTTTAATTGATTAGAAAAATTATTTATATAGTTTTCACCTAGTTTTGCCCAAGATCCGCTTCCATCAAACCATTTTGAATCATTAGCTATTTCTATCCCATCTGGATTAATCAAATGACAACCAGAATCAACTCCATACTCAGTTGGTCCTGAGTAGTTTGTAGCTATACAGTTTTTACCTATAGATAGCATTTCTGCCAATTCTAAATTCCAAGCTTCTGCACGATAGGGAAATATGCCTATATCGCTTTTTTTCATAAGATCATAAACTTCATTTTGTGTTTTTAATCTATTTTTTAGTACAACTATTTTGTCAAAGAATTTACTTTTTTCGTAATATGAAATCCATTGATCTTGTTCTTCTTGCGAAAGAAATGGATTAGAACAACACATTATCAATTTAAAATCATCATCAACACTAAATGTTCTTTCTAATATTTCAAGTATTAAATCATGACCCTTTCTTATTTCCCACTTGCCTATGCTTAATATTCTTGTTGTTTTAACATTATCTGGTTCGCATTGCTTAAAAATTGATTTATCAACGCCAAGTGTAATTACTTTTACTTTAGATTCGTGTATTCCAGATTTAACAATTACTTGTTTTGCCCAATGTGAACAAACAAAAATTTTATCTAAAAAGTTAAGGCTATGTCTTTCATTGTCTTTTATACTATCCATTTCAAAAAAAGTCATTCCGTATTTTTTTCCACGACCAGCATTCAATGCCATATCCCATTGATGCCATAATCTAAAGCTTGGTGCATCGTAATCAAACGATGAAGCATTTTTTAAACTAGCTTTAGCAATTGGAATTATTTTTTCTTCGCAATCAATTGGACCAATTGGCCACAAAGAAACATTATGTGATTTTGAAAGTTCAATAAGCAGATTTGTTCCAACAACACCATACCCAAGTTGATTAATTGGGGCAGATAAATTAATATTCATTTTTCCTCCTTTTGTTCCTAAATTATACTACAGAAAGCGATTGTCTCTATCAATGATATTTGATCTTGTTTTTTCATAAATTACAATTTTTGTATATTCGTTTTCTTCTAAAAAAGCAGCTTTTTTTTCTGCTCTTTGCCAGTATTTTTCTTCATATTCAGCTATTTTAATCCTATTCTTTCCTCCTGGAACCACTCCCCAAACCTCAAAATAAGTTGTCATGGGAAATCTCCAAAGAGAAATATCAACCCATACTTAAATACCCCTTAATCTATAGTATCAACGCACTTACAACTGTTGTTGTGCGTTAAATCTACAAGTATATAGCTAAATATTGCATACATTATCAAAAAACATAATATTATTATAATTATGTTTTTGAATCCTCTACTGTATAGAAATGTATTTAGATAGTTTTGTTCCATAAAGTTCTTTTACTTGTTTTTTTTGGATCATGTTTTTTAAACTGTCACTTATTTCTCTAGATGAATATTTATTATGAGAAAATTCTTTAAGAATATCTTTGTATATTTTTTCGAGAAGCATTTCTTCTGGTATTAAATAATCAGAAGGTATATTTTGATATATCAAACTATCTAGCTCGCTAGAAAATCTTTCATTTCCAATCAACTTGTTTTTTGTGTAATGAGTTTGCATGTTAATTCCACTCCGCTGGTGTTGGTGCATTGTTCCATTGAAAATCATGAAAGGTCAATCCATTTAAATGACATATTTCATGTTGAGCAACAGCACTTTCAAGATTTTTGGTTGTGTCACTTTCAAGAGAAATATTTCCAAAAAAAATTGTTTCCTTATGATTATCGCAAGAAACTTCAATCCACATATGTCTGTATACATCTAGCTCTAAATCTGGATAGCTTAGACATTGTTCTTTACTTCTAATTCTTACATCAGAAAAAGAAACTATTTTTGGATTTATCAAAACAAATGGCTTATTATTTTTTAAAACTATAGACACACAAGCATCTATGCCAACTTGATTTGCTGCTAAACCAACTATTTTATTCTTTGTTTTTTTCTTTAATGCGTTTAAAAACATGCCCATTCTTTTGGCAATTTTAAATCCAGTTTTTAAATCTACATTTAAACACTTTTTTTTTAACAAATCATTATTGTTTAGAATTATTTTCATTTAAGTACTCTTCTATGTGTTTTTTTACTTTTGCAGAGGTTACATAACCATCTGGAATTACTGCAAATCTACAAGCACCATCAAGTTCTATCGCTTGATCAATAATTACACATGCATTTTCTGATTTATGCAACGCACAATTTCCACATTTTACACCAATATCTTTTACTGCGTTATTTTCTGCACTTTCATATCCTACCCAAATACCATCAGATTTATCTAATGGACCAACTTTTTGAGATAGTGAAATAAGTGCATCTGCTAAATGTTTTTCATCATCTGAAAGCTGTAAATAAAGATCTTCATGTGATTGAGATTTCATTATTTTAGAAAATTTTTCTGGTCCTTCAATTGAAATACCTTGTCTTATTGCTTCTTTTTTACCTTCTTTTCCAGTATAACATTTACCTTGATCTCCCCATTTCCAACCATCTTTTCCATTTTCAGAACAATTTTTTAAAGGCATTAGAATCTCCTAGATATAAGCTTACAAAGTTTTATAAAATACTTTTCGTTCAAATTCATTTTCATAT